ACTTATATTAGTTGTTCCTGATATATACTCACTTTCATTAGGGAGAAATAAATCCGATATAGGAGACCATGCAGATTCTTCTTTGTCATCATAAATGTATTGATATCTAAATTGAAATAATTTATTCTTTAAGTTATTTGCAGATTCTGTTACATCTGTTATATACTGACCTGTAGGAGAGAATAAAGGAGGATGTTTAATCCAATCTAAGTTATCAAATGTAATTTCAGTGTATCCATCAGGATCAGCACCTCCACTTTGTGTGTATAATATTGCCTTCTGTATATTTATCTTTCTAGGAGGGTTGAAATCTGGAACACCTGTAGGGTCCAACTCGTAAGAATTAAAATAATTGTCTGTCCAATACAATAGGCCATCAACTACAGCCGCATGGTATATTCTATTTTGTAATTTAAAATTTAATATGGAGTCCTGAAGTATAAGTAAATATTGTTGGCTAGTAACATTGTATCTCCATATTGAATGGTTTCCCTCAGAGTTCCATGCAAATAGTATTAAATTACCTGCCTTATCCCCCTTTCCTTCAATATCTTCACAGCTCCCTATAATTACGTTTTTCCCTCTAGGGAGATCTGGATTTTCTCTTAATACATTGCCAGTCATTGATTGCAAAGCTCCATTGTCACTTGTACCAGCAGAATAACTTCTTGAATAAGAAGCTGACCTGTAGTCACCAGGAGGTACTAGACGATCCTCATCATCGGTGTTCATACCACCGTTAAAATAATTCGACAATGAATACATAATTTATTATCTTAGTTTTAAACCAGGAGCTGAGTAGTAAGCGTCAAGCAATTCATCAATTGTATTACCTGTAGACATAGCAGCGTCAGCCATTGATTCAGTGTAAATTCTTTCTCTATCTTTTGGATTAAATGGATATTTCTGAGGTTCAAACTCAGCTAATTGCCAAATAATATAATTACGCATAGGTTCTATATAATAGTGAGGCACTAATGTAGCACTTGTTATATCATTACCTGTACTCAAATATTCCAAAACAATCTCCCCACCAAACACGTTATTACTAAGCTGAATGGTCTGATTGTCAGGGTATATTCTATAATACGCCTCGCTAAAACCTCCACCAGAAGCAAAAAGGGCAGGATAATAAACACCATTCCAAGAATGATCTATAAAATAAAATCCATTACCATCTTCTGGACCTCCAGGAGTACCTCCCTCATCAATTAATGTTAGAAGAGGATCAAGACCTAAAGAATACAATCTACCGCCTTTATTTAAAGCAATCTTGGTAACCCTCATACAATCAGATGGGATTGTTGCCTGTGCGTTGGAGTTGAGAGTTAAATGAGTAACTTTCAAACAAGGGAATGCAGTAGTACCACGAATAACCTCGCTCATCCACTCTATAGCAATCTGCTCTAAACGAGGAATATCAGTAGCCTGTCCCTTAACACGGTTTAAGGCTGTCTGTATAACGTATTCTATATTTTTAACTGGAGGCATTATTCAGAAAATTTAGTAGGTTTTGGATTATTATCTTCTGCCAAATCAGCAATCACTTCCTCAGCACGAGTATCTGTAGATCTAATTAACTCTATAACACGAGTAGCTAAAGCTCCAATCGTAGTAGGAACAACAATCTCTTGAGTATCGCTCATTGACAAGAATGCAGGTATTATAAAATATGTTACATTTGCAGATCCAGGATCGCTAGTCCACAAAACTTTTTTATCACGAACATAAAACTCTGGCTTTGACATGTTCTTAATCCTGTTAAGAAATAAGTTCTGATCATCGCTTTGACGAGAGTAAAATATAGTATCCCCACCTTCACCATAGTCAATGGCGTATTTAACGCTCATTGGCCCGTAAGCAGGAGATACAGTCAAGTCACTATAATATTGTGTCCCTGTAACAAGAACTGGCAAAGCATAAGGCTCTACCATAGTACCCAAAGCATTTATATCAACACTTGCCGTCTCTTGGTAAACAATGTCCAACAAGGCAACAATGGTTTGATACTTATATCTACCCATAATATCGTTAGGTACGTCACCGCTTGCGAGACGTTCCTGTATCAATTCAACTAGTTGTCTTTTAGTCATTATGGTCTACCTTTTTCAATTTCTATTGTTTGTAGGCTATTAAAATCTTTAATGTTAATAGCAAAATATTTATACAGCATATTGACAAGGTCGGGATAAACATCGACAGGATATTCAAACTGAGTGCTTGTCAATGGATCGTAAACAGGGAGACCTGTTACAGGATCAATTGTATAACCGTATTCTGGAGCCTGTGGCTCTCTTACATAAGTCAAAATAACATTGCTTAAGTTGGGAGCTACAAAGATACCATCATCTTGTATGGTTGCAATGGGCCTATCAGTTGTAGGGTAATACAACGATGTAGAAAGCCTGTATGCATAATCTTCCCAAGTTAACATCTCTATCTGTCTCATTGTGCCAGATACAACTAACTGTATGAAAGCTATGTAATCGCTAGGAGTTAAAACCTCATTAGTTGAAGGGTTAACAGATAAAATAGTTGTTTTAGCAAAAGGTCTAAGATCATCTACAATCTCCCTGTCTTGAGACGAAACTTCTAAGAAGTCGTTTAGCTTCTCCATATTAACATATGCAGCTGCCTGGTTAAAAGCTTCGGGTGTAATTAAATTACCAAAAGCATCCTTCCCCAACTTGTTTAAAAGCTGATCATATATATCTCCAATATTATTGAGTGTAGCCATTAGACCTAATTATTTTATGATACGAAGATAAAAAAAAATAGGGTACAAACCGTACCCCATTTAAGAAATTATATATAGAATTTTAGTTAAGGACTTTTTCTAATACCTTTTGAGCTTTTTTATCTTTAGTGATAAACTCAACAAGGGCCTCCTTATTTTCCATTGGAATATCGGCAATTATAACCTCTTTTCCACTTTGAATTACTACTGTACGCTCACCATCAATACTTGGGAACATAAGCTCAGAGTTAATGGCTTTGTCAACCATTTCTGACACGTCATTGCTCTTTACAGGAGTAAATTGATCATAAATATACTCTCTATACTGAATGTTTTTCTCCATTCTTGAGAAGATATGTCCTATGATAATCTCATTTGCATCACCTGGATTAATTTCTATTGATGAAGCAGTAGCAAGTTTATGTAACTGCTCTGTATTCAATGAACCTACAGCAGCCTTAGCTCTAGCGTCTTTTAATATATCAAATGCCTTTTGAGTAATTTCCTTATCTGGCATTAAGAATTTATACGGAGATGCTGGATTACCAATCTTACCATTTATAAACATTTTAGAAAAGTTATAGCAAAACCACAATAGTTCCTTATCCTTAGATGTAAAAACAAGAGAATTGTTTATAACCTTAGTTTTTTTAAGAAATACTTTTCTTCCATCAGACATATATGTTGGAGGTCCATCAGAATATCTGATCTCTCTCTGCTCACCTGTCTCATCGTCAACCCAATTATACGATAATGGTAACCCATGAGTTGGCTTAGAAAAAACCCAAGGTTGATTAGGATTATTAGTTTCTATTTTTTTAACAGAGCCTTCGTTATAAGTAACTCTTACAGGCTCATTTTTTTTAATGAAATTAGGAAATACGGCTTTTAATTGATTAATCTCCTCTTCTCCTAATGCAAATTTTTCATTGTCTATGAATAACATATGTTTTATTTTTTTTGTGTGTTAAATTTTAAAAAGGCAGGGGTTTTACCCCCCACCTTTTTTATTGTTTCTCTAAAATTATGCAGGGATAATTCTAGTGAATTGCTCTAGAGTGAAGAAATCAAATCCTAAGTCAGAAGATAGATACAAACGAGCAACGTCTGTAGATCCAATCTTACGAGCAGAAGCACGACCATCGTCAGTGATTTCCATGAAGCGGCTATATCCGTTCATTTCCTTGTAGATCAATTCGATACGGTTACGCAATACACCTTCAGCATCAGCCATCTTGTTCAATGGAATAACCCATCCACGATCACGAAGAACGCTAGTTGATACTGCACCCATAGTGGTAGGATCTTGCATGAAACGAGCTTGCTTAATTAAGAAGTTGTAACCATCAACGATTAAACCTTGATAAGAAAGACTACCAGTTAATGCCTCAACATCGTTCATTTGACCTCCGAAGAATACATCAGCCAAAGATTGATTCAATGCATTTACGTTAGCATTAGCAAAATAACCAGTACCTTGAGCATCCTGGTTTAACTCAGAATATAATTCTTGAGTCAACCAAGTTAAGAACAAGTTAGAAGAGTAACGCTTAGACATCTCAGTAGCAATAGCACGAAGGTCATCAACACCTAAAGAACTACTTGTTAGGATTGTGTGATTATAACCACGCTGACTGATTTCATAATCCAAACCTGTACTTGTTTGAGGAACAGCAGAATTGTTGGTTTGCTGACCCCAAATCAAAGAAAGAGCGATTTGCTTGATCAAACGGTATTCAGCCTCATCTTGTCCTTCGTAGAAGAAACCATTCATCTTCTTAGTTCCCATATCACCATATTCAATCTCCATCCATTGAGGAGCGTTGGTTTTTTGAGTACCAGTCAGTTCATAAGTTTCTTTGAAGATCTGAGTTGTCCAGTTATATTTTTGCCAGAAAGACTGAGATGAAGTTGGTTGATCAGTGCCTTCAGCCCAAGCAGAACCAACAACAATCATAGTTACAGGATTAGTAGCTACCCAAATTCCATTGAATGCACCTGTAGTAAGAGCGTCAACAGTAACTGTAAATGTGGTAGCTGTAGATGCAGTACCCTGGGTTACTACCTGTACATTAGAAATACGTCCTAATGGTAAAGTAGGTTCAGATGCAAACATCACAACTTGACCAATTTTAGCGTAAATTAAATCAACGTAAGCAGTTGGACTTAAAGTAGGAACACCTTGAGAAGTTACAGTAATAGTAACTTGGCTAGTGCTAACAGCAGCAAGAACTACACCTGAAATAGAGGTATCGTAGAAACCTTTTTCCCAGTGCCATCCAGTAGTATTCTGAACACCACGCTTCATTCCAAGACCCATCAAAAGTTGGAAGTCAGAAAGACCGTTATCACCATACTTATTTTTCAAAGTACGCAAGTAATGCGGAACTAATAGTCCGCTTGTATAGCTAGCGTCAAAAAGTGACAATAAGCCACCATTTAATCCTTCGCCAGATACAGGGTTAAAAAAATTAGACATTTTCGTAAAAAATTAAGGTTTATAAATCAAATTAATATTGTGATTCAAAATACCTTTGTAATTGAGACTTTTCACTAGATCCACTTGGCCTTTCCTGTTTCACTACTTCAGCTCCGTTATGGAACTCTTTCATGGCTTTTTCTTGGGACTCCCCTCTAACCGCTTGAACGAGTGCCTTATAAATGTTCTTTGCCTCTAAAGCTTCTGCACGCATCCGTGCGTAATTCTTAATGGCACTAACATTATTTTCGTCTGGTAGTGATGGATTTGCCGATATAATCCCCATGAGTTCTTGGTTCAATTGGTCTAAAGTGGCTTGCGACACCGCAGTCTTAACTTTAACACCTTCAACCTCAATCTCTAGATCGTTAATCTTAGCTGTTTGTTCAACTATAGGCTTCCAATCACTTACAAGTTTTTCAGTGTTTTGTTTATACTCATCAAACTTGCCACGCAAAGATGCAACAAAATCTTTATTCTCACCAATATTTTTTAATTTTTCTGATACAGTATCTAAATGTTTACCTAACTTCATCTTCATTGTACGAGGAGCATACTGCCCTTCTACATCAACATCACAGTTGTACTCATCAGCAATCGCTTCACAAACTTCTTCAAAAGACATTGTCTTTAACATGTCTGGATCTTTAATAACCTCAGACAAAGCCATAACTTGAACAGGACTATTTCTCAAATCCTCCTCTGTCTTGCCGATAAATTTTCTAGCAATCTCCATGTCTTTAATGCCTGTTGACTTCATGAATGAATTCAAGTTAGCCAAACTATCATCAGCAAAAGGAGACTCTAGCTGCTGCATAAGAGTTTCTTGATCCTTTATAAAAGGTTCAAACTCATCATACTTAGACGCTTTTTCAGAAAGCATTGAATACTTTTCTTTAATAGAGTCAACATTTTCAAAGTCTCCAAAGATAGCTTTTAGATCAGAGGCTTTAAATGTAGCTTCATCCGCTACATTAGCATTACTATCATCTACCTCTTTTTGAGAATCGGTTGATGAATTTATCACCTGTGATTCATCTTGGGCAGCAGGTGTAACATCCGATGGCTTTGAATTAGCTGCACCGATGTAATCAAAAAAATTAACAGTGTTATTTTCCATATGTATTTATTTGTGTTTTTTATCTTTTTCTAATAGAACCTGTAATTTCGGTCCCTGTCTCCTGTTGCAAATAAGCCTCAGTTTTAATCTCCTCAATATTACCCTCAGTCTTAGCCTGTATCTCCATTTGCTTTTCTTTCATTCTAATCTCAGCTAATGCTGCTTGTTTTTCAATTTCAGCTTGAGTCTCAGCTTTAATGATTTCAATCTTGTTCATCATCTTCTGATTTTCAAGATCAATCAAAGACTGAGATTGTGCCTGTTGATTTTGAGCAGCCATTTGATCGTTGTACTGTCTCTTCTTAGCAGATTTATAGTTGAGATACCATGTAGCTTCTTTAAGCCTTCCTTTTTCAACCATATCTACAATAAGAGTGAAGTCAGCCAATTCAATCTCAGGCATACCATTACGACCAACTTTTAATGCAGTTTCAGCAGCTTCTAATATTTTAAACTTCTGAGTTGGAGATATTTTATTAGATAAATTAATACCCATCTCATCAAGTGTCAAATCACACCCCGTCATGATCGCTCCAATCGTAGACTGTCCAAATACACCAGAATAATAATCTTTAGTGGCGGCATCATACTTCATTGTAGTGATTGCACGAAGTATTATATTTTGAGCTGCTTTTATCTTAATTTGTTCTAGTGCCTGCTGTAATGGCCATAATGCGTTATTAGTAGCCTCAACCTCTAACTCCGCAACGCCAACAAGCTTCTCTCCTTTTGCAGGAGACGCAGCAATAGTTGGTGTTATACCTGTAATCTGAAGCAACTTCTCTACATCGTGCTGGTAAGCAGCGATCCATTCAGATAACTGTTTACCTACACCACCTTCTAGCTCCTCAAATGATTTATTCATTGTAACTTTTCCTCCAAGTAATGAAGACTTGTAGAAGAAATTACCTGTATGAGAATACACTTGAACTAAGTCAAATGGAGTATATAAAGTACCACCAATACTATTCACATTTAAAGCACCAATATCAATGGCAATACCTTTAGGAGCAGCGGCTAATTTAGCGGCTTGTAACTTAAGGTGATTGATCTGCATTGAATCATAGATAGGAATCGCAGTCTCAGTGATAGATTTTCCTGGTATTTTCACAAAACGATAAGACAACAATGGTTGTTGCTTGTTAATTCGCTTCATGTTCTTTTGCTTACCACCTAATGTTAAATTAGCACCAGGTATAAATACACCTTCGTAAATATTATGCCCATCAATAACAACGGTTTTTTTCTTTTCAGTATTTACGAATTCACCAAATTTGTCTGGGTAAAATTGAACATTACCATCTCTATTTTTCTTCTTGAAATAATTAGAGTCTTTTGATATATATTCAAATTCTAAAACATCAATAAATAGAGCGTCATACCTCATTCTATCGGTAATAGTATCTCTTTGAGAATACCATGACCATCCGTATTTATCATTTGCCACAATAGAATCGTATGCAAAACGAGCTACTTTATTTACAAAAGCTTCTGTCTCTTCCTCACTATATCCATTTTGTAAAAGAAGCTTTCTAACTTGAGGTATACTATATTTTTCAAAGTGTCCACCAAATGGGGAATTGTCACCTTGATACTCATCTGTCCATGCACAAACAAACTTTGTAGCATCCACATATTTAACTTTTGCGGCTCCAGTATCAGGATCTGTGTAATCCTTAACAACGCAAAAACCAAAATTCAAACAGTCATCTTTTAACTGCTTTTCTATTTTGGTCCAATCACTTCCTTGAAATCCAAACTCAGCTAATTTCTCAATGCCGATTTCAAATGACATTTTGAATCCGCCCATGATTTCATAAAGCTCTAGCTCTGTCATATTCTGCGGAACAAATTGTTCTTCAGACATTTGAGGAGTACCTAATTCTTTCATTAAAGGCTCCATCTTTGACTTTACAAATAGCTTATATTTATTTAAAGCTCTTTGATTTCTAATATCTGGATTGATAGAATCGGCTTGAATTCTTTGCCCGTCAGTAGATATAATAGAATGAATAATTCTCTTAAGCTCTGGAGCCATAGAGAATATTTGAAAGTCTATATTTGAATAACCTTTTCTTCT